GCTTCGTAAAGCTCAGAGCCGACCTGTTCGCCACCATAGTCGGCAGAGCCCCCAGCAACATCATGATCGAGCTAAGGATCGACAGCCTGAAGAGCTTGATAGATAGTCTGTGTGCTTCTCGTAGTTTGCGCATGGTCTTCTCTCTCCTTAGTTTTTCGGGGTTGGTTACCCTTGTTACTAAGATGGTCTAACACGCCCACAGCGGCAAGTTCCATCTCTGCGATAACTGTGGTGGTGCCCGTTGACTGTCTCTGCGACGACTTCGTCAGCCATTTTGTAGCCGCACTCAGGGCACTCGTAAGGGTGCGGATCTGACCACGTTCTTCCACAGCCAAGGCACTTCATTTTCTTGTCTCTTTTCTTAAACCCTAGTCAAAATGAGTCTTTGTTTAAGAAAGTGCTCTTTCAAGCCGTTCACCTAAGTCGTTTTAAGGTCACTGGATATAGTCAGGTGAACAATGTGTAGCCGTCTCTCTTAAATACGCTCAAACCTTTGTTCTACTTAATCCGAGGGCTTGAGGGAGCTCGCCCGACTCGTACTTGTTTGTCGTCGCTTAGCGGCAAAGGCCGGACTGTATTGCAAGCTGCCGCACCGTGCTCTGGCTCGAGATACTGTCTGCAATACCGGATCGGAGCGTTACTCGTCGTCTGGATCATCTTCGTCGTCGTCGGGATCTGGAGTTATGACTCCGACCACAGGGCGTCCGGTTAGCCCCGACGCTCGCTCTGCGTTGTCGTTGCTGAACTTGACCGCTTTGCCGGGATCCATGGGGCAGCTGCAGCGGACGCACCTGACCGGAGCCAAGCTCACGTCGGCGTAAGCTACTTGCCTACCCTCAGACCCCTCTTTGTAAGCGGTGACGATGTGCATCCTCGAACAATCGGGGCACATCACTACCCACTCCAAGCTCTGTTCTCTAGGCGTTAATACTTGTTGCATCTTTATCCCTCTCGTCTTTAGTGACTATCGACCGCCGGTCGCATAGTTTACATCGACCCTCGTGTGGACTCCCGTCGTAGTTCGCGCTCCAGCGAGCTCCACAGAAGCCGCAACGGAGCACACCGTCAAAGTCGATTTGGCATAGCGCGAACCAGTCAAGACTAGGCACTTGCGACCGTCGCCGCCCTTGGCGCACCGGCCACCAATACGCTACTTCGTCAGGGAACGAGCCTGTATGCTCGCGCCACACCAATGCTTGTATTTTCAGCCGGATTAAGAGCTCCGGTTCGAGATACTCCATGACCGGATGAGCCCACGCTATCTCAGCGAGTAGCTCATCACGATCAGGATGAGCCGCGAGCTCCCGCATCTCTTCGAACCACGCCATAGCGGGTAAGTCTGGTGGGAGCTCGCGCTTATTACCTACGTTGGCAATGTGGACATTCACGGCCATGTTATGGGCCGCCGGTCGTGGCAGTGTCGACGTAGACTTTAGAGCCAGCGACTGCCGCGCCCTGTAGCTCTTTCTGCGGATACGAGTACCCGTAGCGGTCTACCCACATCGTCGCGTTATCAACACCGGTATTGTCATCCTCAGTCCCTAGCATACGAACGTGCTGGAACGGAGTCGAAGAGTCGACATCGAAGTCTTCTCCGCGCACTTCGATGATCACGAAGTCGCCGTCAGCGTCTAAGATGTCTCCGGTCGACGCGGTCGTGTCGTAGTTCCCACCGTCCGAGGACGTGGTGAGATCTTTGACACCAGTGCCGCTCGAGTCGCTCGCTTGCTGCAATTGCGCCTCGTCGAGGTCGTCGGTGCTATTCCACGTCCCGATCTCGATGATGCCTCGAACGCGAGCGTACAGTTTCATAGCGAGATAGCCGCTGTTGAGCGAAGTCCCGCCGATGTCTGCCGTCTCGGTCAAGGTATAACTCGAATGTTCTGAAAGTCTTTGACTCATCTCTTTCTCTCCTATTGCTTGAGTACGTCGCTGTCCGACGCCCCTACTAGGATTAGAGCTCTTACGCTCTGACTGCCAGGTCTACGAACGGGCTCAACGTGTTAGAGCCGTTACGTGGGGTCAGCGCGGAGTCGATCCACGGCTTGCCGGTTAGCCGCTCGATGAACCGCCACTCTGTCTCGTCAGTGTTGAACCGGGTATGCACCGAAGACGCTACTTCGAGCCGTTGCCGGTCACCGATCAAGTAATAGCTGGGATCTACGAAGACGATGTCTCCAGCAGTCCCTACCGACTGTGCTTTCTCGGTAAAGAACACCGGGCGCCCCAAGATCGTCGCCGGGGGCCCCGACACGCCGTTATTGATCCAGACCGCAGACCCGCCGGTGCCCACGTTGAGGGCCATCGTCGCGAGCTGCGGGAACGTGTCCATGTGGGCGTACCAGATCGCGTTGCCGAGAGAACTCGGTAGCATCCGAGAATACATCTTGACCAGGTTTTCCCACACGATAGTTGAAGCGACTTGTCCGGTTTCTTTAGCCACTGCTACCATCGCGTCGGCGTTCAAGATCCCTACCGGCTGACCCGCGCCCACGCCGTTTATAAAAGCGTCGTCTTCGAAGTAGGCCAACGCTTGAGCGAAGAGCCTGTTGAGCAACGCCTCGAGAGACAGAGCTGAGTCTCTGATCAGCTCGTTCGTTACTCGAGTTCCGCCCATGAGCTTACCCGCGTCTAGGCGTACTTGAGAGAACGTGGGGTCGGTCTGAGTAAACGAACCGCTTTCCGGAGTCCAGTAAGCTTGGATCCCGCCGAACACGGTAGTAGCGTGAGTCGTGTCTCGTATAGCGGGGATCCTCACCGTCAGCGTGGTCATAGGTATGACCATCGCTCGAGGGCGTATCAATGCTGTCTCGAGAGCTAACGACAAGAGCTGCACACGGAACTCTTCGGGGACTACGAAGCCACCCGCGTCGCCCTGTGACTCGTTGAGCACTTTAAGCTGGATCTCAGTGGTCTTGTCCCAAGACGCTGCTTGCCCGTTGCTGCGCGCTTTGATGGTCTGCCAGTCGATCGCTGCGTAGTATTCAGCGATGCGCTTGAAGTTCCCGTCCATTACCGAACCCGGGGCTTCTTCTTCGTAAGCTGCGAGAGCTGCTATCTTGCGCTCAGGGCTGAGGCCCTTGAACCACGCCAGCTCTGCGCCGCCGTTGTAAGTCATCTTGTTGGCGACGAGTTGATCCATGGGGAGACGTTTCATCATCTTCCCGTCGAAGCCGTTGTCTTCGAGCATCTCTTTGAGGCCCTTCTGGAGCATCTCTTTCCCTTGCTCCACCAAGCCAGGATCGTCAGTCATGATGCCCTTGGTATACTCGCCGACGAAAGTCTTTAGTCCTTGAGGGTCTTGCATCAGTGCGCGGACTTTGTTCTCGTCGTTGAGCATCTCTTCGAGCTCTGCGCTCGACTCAGGTACGGTTAGCTCGATAGTCTTAGCCATGGTCAACTACCTCCCTTATAGCTTCGCGGATGATCTTGCCGTGATCGATAGACTTATTGGCTGAGTCTAGTAACAGAAGAGCTTCCCGGCTTATGAGCTCCTTAACGCCGTCATGGGTGTGTAAAAGATGCTCAACGGCATCTAGCCGCTCCAAGACTTCTTTGCTGTCAAGCTGATCCCCGACTGCGTCTAACACGTCGTCGAGAGCGTCGACGGGATCGCTTGTCCCATCAGTGTGAGAAGAGTCGGTGGAATTGACGTCGATCGAGATAGAAAACCCCTTCATATCGAGTAGAGTGTTGATCGCGTCGTCGGGGATCCCGAGCTTTTGTAACGCCTCGATCTCTGCGACTCTACTCAGGAGGCTATCGGTTTTCTCTCTCACGATGTCGTCGACGATAGCGTCGATAGCGGGATGGATACCTTTCATGCGTTGGAGAGCGTCGGGGTTGGCGGGGACGGACACTTGAGAGACTTCGAGGAGCTCTTGCCCTCGGAACTCGTAGTTGGGGAAGAACGAGTCAGCGTTCTTGAGCTCGACCGCCTTGGACATATCTGGTATGAACCCTACAGAGTACGCGGCCATATCTCGATGCGCCAGATCCAATCCTTGCTTGGCGAGCTCTGCGACGTGAGCATTGGGGCTATCTAAGTGATAAACGACTTCGCCCACGAGCGACTTGCCTTTGACTTCCATCGAGGCCCAATGCCCAAAGATCCGCTCAATCGAACCGTAGTTGTGCGAATCCACCAGAACGGGGTTCCTCATGAAGTTGTCAGTCTCCCAAAACGCTTGACGGATAATATCCCCATCCCGGTCTTTGGTTTCGGTCGACACAGTCGCAAGGACGCGGCCCTCTTTAGCGTTGAGGATCTTGACCTCGGCTCGTTCTAGCTTGTGGACTAGCCCAAGAGCTCTCTGCGTCATCTACACACCATCTCGCCGGTCGCTGATTTATCGTGGTCGTCCCATGCTTTGTTGCACCCGTAGCAGGTTCCCCGCACGTCGACGTTAGCGTTCACGCGAGTAAGCTCATTCTGTAGAGCTGCGTTAACTGCTTCCGCGACCCGCTCGTGGTCGATCGGATTCTCTGATGTGATGTCTAGTATTATGTGAATCTGATAGTTCATGAGACAACAAAAAAGGGCTCGCTCTCTCGTCCGGTAAACGAGAAACGAGCCCTTGGCTCTACGGATCGGCTCTTGGCCGGTCTACTTATTCAGTTGTAGTATTTAGACTCTCCCGCCGCCGCCAGTAACGGCGAGAGAGTCCCCACAGAGGAGGTTACAGCCCCAAGCTACCACGACGTCCTCTTCGTTGTCAATCCCTACGCTGAAATGAAAGAGCCCCGACTCTTAATGTGTTGGCGC